TCTCGCCAAATGTCACATCTACTACGTTTTGCACTTCTTCAAGGTCAGAGGCTAAGTCAATGCTTTGTTCTATTGCTTCACCTAATTCACTCGCTAGCTTTCTGACTCCATCTCGTATTGCGCTTGATAAAAGGTTGGCCTTTAAGACATCTCCAAATATGCTTGTTTTTTGGGTAGCTCCTTCAATGCTTTTTCAGAACTCATCTATAGATTTTGCTGTCTTATCTGTAGACTGTTCCGCTTCTTTTAAATACTTTTCGTTATCTTCAATTTCGCGATTTAACTTTATTAGGTAGGCGCTAGCATTATTTAATTTCCTTTGCCAGTCCAATACCTGATTGGAGTTTTCTCCGTATTGCTTGGCGGCATCCTCTAAAGCGCCCCTTAATAACTTGACTATCTTTTCCTGTTCGGCCTGCTGCTTGTTTAATACTTCGTTCTTTTTTCTTAGGGCTTCCATGGAATTGGCGTTGCCTTCAAATTCAGCAGATACAGCTCTCATTTCGCTTCGTAAAGTGCTAATGCTTTTATTTACATTATATATTGCAGAGCGGTATTCTTTTTCGCCTTCAAGTACTATTTTTGTTCCTATGCTCAATTTTACACCCCCTAAATGCTAAGTAGAGATACTTCTTGCTCTTCTTTTATCGCTCCTGTATATTTCAAATGTTCCCTGTAAAGAGTTCCTATCTTGCCTAATGTCATCTCCCATACTTCATTCTCGGGATACTTTAAAACTACTTTTCCTATGTATACCCAGCGTTCAATGTCTATAAAGTCAGTTTTCCCGCTTGGCCGTGGAGTATGTCCTTGTATTTCCTTGCATTTTGCCTGTTCGATAAATGCAGTTATAAGCATTGTGGATAAGTAATTCAGATTATCTATTTCAACATCAACGCCGATTAAGTATTTTAAAAGGCACTTGATAGCTGTTTCCGATGTTTTTTCGTTCAATGCCCATTCTAATATTTCAATCATTGGCATCTGTGTGTCGTTCTGTAGTCTGTCTATTACATCCAAGGTAAATAAAACATGGTATACCTTTTCGCCTATCAATATAGGCATTGGTTTAGGTTTCAGATATCTCATAATTCCTCCTTGATAAAAAAGGGGGCTTGCCTCTTGGCTTGCCCCCCACATTATTTATTCTCCTTGTCATTCGGGTGGTGTTCCGGGGTCATCTGTCATCCCTGCCCATTCGTCTATGTAAGCGATAGCGTCTTCTTCGTTGTCAAATATCTTTCTTACTCTCCACGTTTTGTCATCAAGTGCTAATATTGTACCTGTAATGGTCGGAGTTTGGAACGAGATAGTCTCGCCCTTAGTCTGGGCGTTCTCGCCGCTCTCGGTAAAGAGAACTTTCTTAATCCACATAGCTATGTAAGATTTCTGACCGTCAACTAATTCCTCTTTGACAAGTCCTACGCCTACATAGTTAGGTACATCATCAGTCTTGTCTACTATCAGAGTTCCATCTTCGCCCTCGTCTTCGCCCTCGGTTACTGTGTGTCCAAACACTGTGCTGTAAGCGGCAATAGGGATTGTGGTAATTCCTAAATCAATAGTTCCATCTCTAAATTCCTTTACACTTTCAGCAATAACATTGTCGCCCGGCAAGTTAGCCTCATTGTAGTTTGTGGTAATGTTTACGCTGACTGCCTTACCCATTCTAAAACCATCTGAATAGGTGTTGGTTGTTGGGTCTAGCTTTGCTATGGTTGGATATGCTAATCCGATATATGCCATCTTTCATCATCCTTTCATGATAATTTCTATTTTTTCATCTAGTTTCTTTTGCATTTCTGCTTCTGCTAGTTTCTTGGACTTATTTACTGCTTTGCGGATAAACGGTGTCTTTTTTCTCACGCTTGACCCACTCTCTACCGCCCTAGCAAGTAACTGGTTGGGCACTCCTTTAGGGTATTTCTTTGTGGGGATTTTACCGTATCCATCAAAGCCTATTTTTGTGTTAGTGTTTCCGTCATAATCTACATCCGGTGGTGCAATACCCAGACTGTCTAATAAGTCTTGTTTCTGTTGTCTGGGAACGCCGATAAATACCTCCCCTTTTTTAAGTCTGCGGAACTTATCTTCGGGAAGTGCTTCAATAGATTTTCTGATTTCATCAGCTACAGGTTGTGCTCCGGCCATTACAACATCTTTTGCAAGCTCGGGGTCGGCTAATTTTGATAACTGTAGCTCTAATCCATCAAAACCTCGGATTTCTATTCTTGCCATTACACCACCGCCTGTATTAAATACTCATAATGGATATAGCCTGTATCATCCTCGTATTGAATAGATAGGAGTTCAAAGGGAATACCGCGGTCGTTAAAGGCTTGCTGGAGCTGTTCGATAATCGGGTCGTACTCGGTCTTAGTAAATACATCAATGGTGACATCAAGTATTTGTTTTTGCTTGCGGTTGTCTCCGTGTACTGCGTCAGATTCGCCATCTTCCGCCCATACGATATATGTGTCATGTTGTTGCCATGCCTTGTAGTGGTAAACATTCAGTGTAATCCCAAGGAGAAAATCTCTAATTTCCTTTAATTTCATACTTTGTCGCCACCTTTTCTAGCGATAGGTCAAGGCATCTAGGCTCAACATCATTAATGGACTGTACTTGCTTAATTCGGTACTGCTCGCCATCAATCGGGATAACAACATCTTCCCTTGCTATGCCGTTTATTCGTGGTATTCTTAGGAGTTGTTCAATTAAGGTGTTTTCCTGCTTGTTAGCGATAAACCTATTCATTCCTACAGTTCTTTCCTCGTATGGGATGGCGTTAGTGAATTTCTGTATTAGCCCCTCTTTTGGCATATTCCCAAGACCGCCGATATTGCCGACTTTGTATACGGTTAAAACTCCGTCATTAAATGTCTGTTGTTTCGCCATACACACCACCGTTCTTAACCCTTAAATCCTGCAAGAATGGGGCATAGTTTTCCATAAACTCATTTAGCCTTTTGCCCCTTGCGTACTCGCAATATTCCATCAATAGCTCTCTTGGCCTGTCCTCTACGGTATAATCAAGTTCTGTTCCTGCCTTATCATTGAGGAATTTCATTCCCCTGTTGATAATGCCTGTTATTTTAGCGTCCGTATTGGCGTCTTCCCAAGTTATGTCTAAGTAGTTCTTTACGCTTTCTAGCAATCCTTCGGGCATTTAATCACCTACTTTTTTATAAAAAGGCTTGCATCAATTAAGACACAAGCCTTTAGGTATTTACGACTTAGTTACAACTACTGTATATTCAGTCACGCTTGCACCGTTAGTAACGGTAATTGTGACTATGTTCTCTCCGCTTCCCCAAGTTGCAGACTTGCCATTTTCTATAACAACAGGCTCCTCGGTTCCGCTGTTTACTAACGTGATTACGATTACTGCGGACGGGTCGTTCGTGGTAGCTGTAATCTTATTAGTGGCATCCGTAGTAGCTGCTGTATATGATAATACTTCTGGGTCAAACGTTGGGGTTAAGGTTAGTGCGCCGATAGTCAACGCGGATAATGAGCTATCAGCTACTTTTTTTTTGTTACAGTTACCAGAGAGTTCTTGTCAACTACCTTTCCGTCAACTGCCATGACTGCCTTAGTCAAATAATCCTCGGTATCCCAATCCTGCTTACGCTGAATACCCATGTTGTAATTAGTATTAAGGACATAATCTTTGGGGTTAAAGAGGAATGCTACAACTGTATCGTTTGATACAGTAGATGCGTAACTAGGCATATACTCGTTCAGCACAACTTGTCTACCAAGTAAGGTTCTTTCGGGCTTTCCATCGATACCATAGTTGATTCTAGCAATAGGCTGTCCATTGTCGTCTTCCATGCCAATAAAGCCCATAAAGGTCTTTTTAGTCATAAACCATACAGCACCATCTTCATACGCCAAAGGAAGTTTAGCCTCTGCATCGACAAGGATCTGATATGTAAGTCCTGCGTTGGCTGCAACATCTACATTCTGTCCTGGTGCTACGGTTTCATCCAAGATACCTTTAGGCCCTACTAATTCTGTGTGACCTGCGTTCCATGCACCGTTGATGATTGCATCTTCCAGCGCCTTAACCATAGCTTCGGTTACTTGTCTAACAAAAGCGGCTTCAAATGCAGATATAGCCATTACAGATGCTTCCTGCGTCATGGCAATTTCACATCTTAACTTAAAGTGAGTAAATGTGATTGCTGTCTTGACTTCCTTCTTCTGCTTATCGGAACCTGCGCCCTCTGCTACCCAAGTAGCTACTGGCTTAACGCTAGAGGTCGGAATGCTCATACCT